CGTCAAAGTTCGGATATTGCTCAGGGGGTTGATACAGGCGGAGCAGGAGACAACGGCATGATGTTTGGATACGCCTGCAACGACACACCGCAACTGCTACCCACGGCTATGGTTATCCTGCAGATGTTTAGCCAGTGTTATGACGAACTGCGCCAGGTAGATACTAGGTTTTTGCCAGACGGGAAGGCACAGATCACAGGGATATACGATGACGATTTTAAACTCCAAAGGATCAAGACGTTTACCCTGTGTTATCAGAACCTCGAAACTGATCGGCCAGCGACAGACCGGCTGTTGACCAGCAAAGCAGTTGATATTTGCAGCAAATACGGGGTGAAAGTCGATGAATTCCTCGTAAACCCCACGGGCCGGTTTCGGGTGGGTGGTTTTGATGCAGACGCCGGCCTTACAGGCAGAAAAATAGTCGTGGACAGCTATCATTCTTTTGCCAATGTGGGCGGGGGCGCATTTAGTGGCAAAGATCCTACCAAAGTTGATCGCTCCGGTGCTTATAAGGCCAGGGAAATTGCAAAGGAATACCTGCAAGAATATGGGCTGAGATGGTGCGAAGTTCAGCTGAGCTATGCAATAGGGCGAGACAGGCCACTTGCGATATATATTAATTCTGACAGAGGATATTTTGACCCGCCAGACAGCCTATATGACGAATGCAGGCCGGCCAATATTATTCGTGACCTGGACTTGCCGAATGTGAAATATGAGGAATTGGCGAAGTTCGGACACTTTAAATAAGTGGTAGGAGGTGAGCACATTGAGCGACCGGGATAAGCTGGAAAAACGGTATAAACAGCAGATCATACGCAAGATGAAGGACGTAGGCACCTACAGCACCAGCTTTGTCTACACGATCAATGTGCTCGCAAAGGTGTTGGCTGACTACGAGGCAACCACAGAACGGTTCGAGAGAACCGGCGGACATATGGTGATTAAGCACACCAATAAATCGGGCGCCACAAACATTGTCAAGAATCCCCTGTATCAAGCTATAGAGAAGTTGCGAGACGACATCATAACATACTCGCGGGAGTTGGGGCTAACACCTGCCGGCCTAAAGCGAATTAACAAGGATGGGGCCCAGCCCGATAAACAGTCTCCGCTAGAGCGTGTGCTGATAGAGTTGGGATCTAAATGACGCAACCAAAGCATTATAACGAGGTGCTGCAGTACGCAGACAGCATCCTGTCCGGCGAGAAGCTGGCCTGCAAGGAGACGATCCAGGTCTGTCGGAGATTCAGGGACAACCTGGAGAATCCCGAATATGAGCTCCGGGTCTGGGACCCCGAATTCGTGATAGGGATAATCGAAAACCTGTTTGTCCATGATCAGGGCGAGAGATTAGACGGAACTCCATTAAGGGGAGAGCCGTTTTTGTTAGAGCCATGGCAGAAGTTTATTATTTATAACCTGGTAGGGCTCTATCACAAGGGCACCCAGATTCGAGTATACAAAGAAGCGTTTATATTCATCCCGAGGAAGAACGGAAAGACCCGGCTAATCGCCGCCCTTGCTTGGGCCTTAGCACTGCTTGAGCGGAAGTCCGGCTCCAAGATTTATATCGTGGGCGCAGCATTAAGGCAGGCCCTGCAGTCGTTCAACTTTATCAACTTCAACATCCAACAGATGGGCGAAGAGGATAACTTCCGAATCCTTGATAACAACCAGGAGCACAGTATCAGCGGAGAGCTGGGAGACGGGAGCATATTCATCGAGGCCCTGGCAGCTAACCCGGACAAACAAGATTCCCTGAACAGTAACATTCAGATCCTTGACGAGCTCCACGCCTATAAGAATGCAACCCAATATAACGTTATCAAAGAGTCTGGCAAAGCGTACACAAACAAGCTAACGCTAGGGATTACTACTGCCGGGGACAATATGAATTCGTTCTGTTATAATCGGCTGAAATACTGCCAGAAGATCCTGGATGGCACTGTCAAAGATGAGCAGTATTTTGTATTCATCGCAAAAGCGGATGAGGCCGAGGATGGCAGTGTTGACTACACGAGCGCGGTCGAGCACGAGAAAGCCAATCCGAACTATGGCGTGACTATCCGGCCAGACGACATCATGAACGATGCTCTCCAGGCACAGAACGACCCACAGCAGAGGAAAGATTTCCTGGCCAAGTCTCTGAACGTCTACACCAGCTCGATGAAGAGCTATTTCGACGTCGAGGAGTTCCGCAACAGCGACCGACGCTATAACTGGACACTAGAGGAGCTGGCGAATCTACCTATCGATTGGTACGGTGGAGCAGACCTTGCCAAGCTCCATGACCTATGCGCTACTGCTTTATATGGAACTTATGGGGATGTTGACATAACTATTACTCATGCCTTCTTCCCGATAGTCGCTGCGCACACAAAAGCCGAAGAGGACAACATCCCGCTTTTTGGCTGGCTTGACGATGGATGGCTTACTATGACAAACTCGCCCGTTACTGACCACCAAGAGGTGGTCAAGTGGTTCATGAGAATGCGGGATAAAGGCTTCAACATTAAACAGGTGGGCTTTGACCGCAAATTCGGACGAGAATTTTTCCTCGAAATGAAGAAGGCAGGTTTTCGCATTGAGGACACCCCGCAGCTCTATCACTACAAGTCCGAGGGGTTTCGACACATTGAGAAGAAGGCAAAGGCCCAAAAGTTCTATTACCTTCACAGTGATGCTTATGAATATTGCGTCCAAAACGTCCACGCGGTAGAACAGGTGGATGATGCAGTCAAGTATGAAAAGGTATTACCCACGCAGAGGATCGACCTGTTCGATGCCTCTGTTTTTGCTTGCATGCAGATGCTGAAAAACTTGAGCAAGGCAGGAACGGCCAAAAGGTGGCTCAAGGGAGGTGACTAATTGAGTTGGCTAAAAAGGACTGCAAACAAAATCATTGGGAACACCAGGGCAGACCCAGAGCTACCCAAAGACCCAACAGTTAGATGGCTTGTGACATACGGGAATTTGGAGGACTTTGACATCCCGGGCTATACCCGTTTATCGGACAATCCCGAGGTAAGAATGGCGGTGCACAAGATCGCCGATCTCGTGTCGTCCATGACGATCCACTTGATGAAAAATACAGACGATGGAGATGTTCGGGTACAGAATGAACTGTCGAAGAAAATTGACATTAACCCGTACAGTTTAATGACCCGCAAAACATGGGTTTACAACATTGTGTACACAATGCTCCTGGATGGGCGAGGTAACAGCGTTGTGTACCCAAGGGTTGACGGAGAACTGATTGATGAATTGATCCCGTTTGCCCCGTCTAACGTGTCGATACTACCAACCAACGATGCTTATGTTGTGAGGTATGGCGACAAGACGTATCACCATGACGAGGTTTTGCACTTTGTAATTAACCCCGATCCTAATGCTCCATACAAAGGAAGAGGATACCGGGTTGTACTCAGGGACATTGCTAACAACCTAAAGCAAGCTACAAAAACAAAAAAGAGTTTTATGAGCGGCAAGTACATGCCCAGTCTCATCGTCAAAGTCGATTCATTGACCGCCGAACTCGCAAGCGAGGAGGGGCGGGATGGGGTCTATAACAAATACCTTCAATCTTCCGAAGCGGGACAGCCATGGATCATCCCAGCAGAGCTGCTCGAGATAGACCAGGTTAAGCCTTTGACATTGCAGGACCTCGCGATTAATGAGGCAGTGGAAATTGACAAGCGAACAGTGGCGGGCATCTTTGGCGTACCGGCGTTTTTTCTTGGTGTTGGAAAGTATGACAAAAACGAATACAACAACTTCATTAACACGACGATTTTGCCTATCGCAAAGGGCATGGAACAGGAACTCACGAGGAAATTGCTTTACAGTCCTGACCTTTATTTCAAGTTTAACCCACGCTCGCTATATGCCTATGACCTTAAAGAGCTAGCAGACGTCGGCTCGGGCATGTATGTTCGCGGCATCATGACAGGTAACGAAGTGAGAGATTGGCTTGGCATGTCTCCTAAGGAGGGGTTGAGTGAGTTGAACATTCTCGAAAACTACATCCCGCTTGACAAAATCGGAGACCAAGGCAAACTGAAAGGTGGTGATGAGGATTGAGGGATAGCAAACAAATACGAACATTACAAAACGGGCTCAAGACCCGATCCGAACCGGATAGCCCAGATAAGTACATCGAGGGTTATTTTGCTGTATTTAACCAAGAAACCGAACTTTATCCTGGCATCTTTGAGCAGATTGCACCGGAGGCTTTTACTAACACCCTGGAACGCAACATAAAGGCTTTGGATAATCACAACACTAGCCTTCCCCTAGGCAGTACCAGGGCAGGGACACTTGAATTGAAAACGGACAACCACGGATTGTGGGGCAGGGTGAAGATCAACCCCGAGGATAGTAACGCTTTAAATTTGTATGCCAGGATACAGCGGGGGGATATTGATCAATGTTCGTTTGGGTTTGAAATAGTGAAAGAGGATGCGGATTGGCGTGATGATGGAACTGTAAAATTCACCATACGAGAAGTGAAACTCTATGAGGTTTCACCTTGCACCTTTGCCGCCTATGAAGAGACAGAGATTTATGCCGCCAGGCAAGCACAGGTCGAGGAACACCGCCAAAGACTACTTAATGCCCGCAAATTTAAACTGAAAGAGAGGTTAAAAAATGCTTAGACAATTGATGTTGAGTAAAAAGATTAAAGGCTTGCGCGATAGTCTGAACGCACTTTTGGAAGACGAGCGAAAACTCGCCACCCGCGAGGCGGAGCTTGCAGAGGCCGTCGAACAGGCAGAAACCGAGGAAGAGGTTGACGCCATCGAGGAAAGTGTAACTGAAATCGAGGAAGAAAAGGCCGCAATCGCTGAGAAAAAAAGCAAGTTGGAGAGTGACATCGCCGAGCTTGAAGGAGAGCTGGAGGAGCTCAATCAGAAAGCCCCCAAGAACGATGACCCGCCCAAGGATGAGGGGCGCAGCAAACAACAAGGAGGAGAGTTTGAAATGAGAACTGGTAGGTATTTTGCTGGCTTAACAAGAGAGTCGATGGAGCGGTTAGTTGCGCGTGAAGAAGTGCGCGAGTTAATAGCGCGGACTAGGGAACTGGGCAATCAGCGCAGAGGTGTATCCGGTGCTGATTTGTTGATTCCGGATGTCATGCTAGGGTTGCTAAGGGATAACCTGAGTGAAACGTCAAAATTATTGTCTAAGGTCAACTATAAGCCGCTAAAGGGAACGGCACGGCAAAACATCACTGGCACAGTGCCAGAGGCAGTTTGGACTGAAATGGTTGGTGCCCTCAATGAACTAGACATCCGCTTCAATCAGGTTGAGGTTGATGGGTACAAGGTAGGCGGGTTTATACCGATTCCCAACTCTACCCTGCAGGATAGTGACATCAACCTGGCTTCGGAAATTATGACTCAACTTTCCAAGGCGATCGGTGTTGCACTGGACAAAGCCATCCTCTACGGTTTGGGGACAAAACAGCCGATGGGGATTGTCACACGATTGGCGCAAGCAAGTGAGCCGGCTAGCTATCCTGCTAACGCCCCGGATTGGAAGGATCTGCATACGAGCAACGTTAAAAAGTTCAACAGCACCGGGACCGCCTTGATTGGCGATATTATCACGGCATTTGGTGCATGTAAAAATAACTATTCTAGCGGCAAAAAGTTCTTCGCTATGAACACCCAAACCTATGCCTATCTTGTGAGTACATTGCTTAACTTCAATGCTGCCGGTGCCCTTGCGACGGGTATGAGCAATCAAATGCCCATTCTGGGTGGTGATATCGTTATACTAGACTTCATGCCCGACTACGATATTGTCGGTGGTTATGGCGACCTGTACTTGCTAGTTGAACGCGCTGGCACGTCATTGGCCGCATCCGAGCATGTGAAATTCA